CTGCAATTTAGTTGTAGCAGCCCGTAAGGATGAGCTGTGTTTCAACTTTTTTGTATAGATCATTGAATTTCATGATATGACATTTGATGACTAGTAATTATTGCTTGTGAGTTTTCGTACCCAATGGAATCCCACCCACATTTATTGATTTCGCTTTAACCAATCTCCACCCGCAGCAGGGTAGAAGAGAGATTGTAGATCTAACAAATTTGTGGGAAGAATTGGTCCGTTGGTTTCGATTTAACAAACGCACTTGTACTCGCCATAAGCAAACAATACAAACATATATATGCACGTTTACCTCATGACAACCTGAGTGAGGAGGTGTGGTCACCTAAATTTACCGTGTCTCTGTATGTGTTTTGAGGTTACTGATAGTTATCTTATTAATTAGATTGAGACGATATAGTCTTGGTTTTGTTTAGCCCGTTGAGGCTAGTCCCTAAACTCCACTTAAATTATGCAAGTTTCTTTATTCGAGGAATCAAATTTAAACGACCAGGAGTTCTCCACCATTCGTGGTGTTGAGTTTGACAACCAGTATGTTGTTGAAGAATTAGGTTGCGATGTTGCACCTGTTCCTATTCAATTTTTCTGGGAAGTCTATGTAGCAATTATTGCTTGTTTGTGTTTTTCTATTTTATGTTTTTATTTAGCTTTCGAAAGAAGGTTTATTGTGCCCAAATGGAAGGGCAAATGTGTTACTTTTTTGTTATTTGTTACGTACCCCCATTGGTCTTATATGTGGGGAACGTGTTATAAATTTTTTATATTTATTAACGGTGCTTCTCTTTATAGAATGTTCTTCGAAAAGGTTGTTTTGAAGAGCCAAGATGGTTATGGAAAGAGTAAGTATGAGTCTCGAAAGAGAAATGTGAGGAAGTCAGTCATTCGAAAGGAACGTGCGCGTCGAAAAAAGAAAGATCCTAATGCTGATGTTCCGCCCCTTCAATATGGTCTTGGATATGAATCCGATGATGAGGATGATGATGACTTTGTTGACGTACCCGAGCCTAAAGAACCTAAGCAAGTTCTTAAGTCTCAATTTGGTGTTAAGGAAGCCATTAATTTTACGATGGATGCGCCTGATTGGATTACCAACAAGTTTGGCAAGTATTGGTTAATGCTTCGTGATATAGCTTCCGATTTCCACATCCAAATCCCTGACTTTTCAGTATCAGATATCACCAAGTATTGGGCTTTATTTAAAGAAAGTCAAGTTTTTTCTGAATTACATCACATATTTCGAATGATGATTTCTTTAGGATACTTGAATAAAATTGACTTTTCTTACAATGGTGTATCATTATTTGTTTCTGAACCATTGCGACAGCGTGTTACCGCTGTGCAATTGATTGAGAAATGCATTGCTTTTGGTAAATTAGTTTATGATAAACTTTTTTGTGTCTATGAATCTGGAGACATTGATATGTTTTTCCGTTCAGAGGCAAAGAATGCTTATGATGATGAATACACTTTCATTAAGTCCCAAAAAGTTCGTGTTGATCTTGGAAGAGAAGTTGAAGTCGATGATGAAACTTATGATCGTCGTATACATGAATGTATTGAGCAGACATTATCTTTTTTGAACACATGTAAAGATGGTGAAAGAGCTTATTATTCTTCCAGGCTTGCTGTTTTACGTGATATTGAAACTTCTCGTACATTATCTAAAAAAGCTGGTATTCGTATAAAGCCATATGGAATGCTTTTTTATGGACCATCTGGAGTAGGAAAATCAGCACAAGCAGCAGCCGTAACTAGATATGTACTTCAAGTAAATGGTTTTGATTATAGTCCCAGAGCTGTGATTTCCCTGAATATGGAAGATAAGTATCAATCTGAATTTGCTACATATCACAAGGGAGTGATATTCGATGATATTTGTAATACTGCTTTAGATCGTACTGAGGGATCCCCCACTTTGCCCGTCATCATGTTTTTAAATAATATGGTGATGGCTGCTTTGAATGCAATAGCCGATATGAAGGGCAAAGTGATGATTGAACCGATGGTAGTTACCGCTACGACCAATATTAAAGATTTATTGTCTAATCAGTTATCGAATGAACCATTATCAATCAATCGCCGTTTTGAAGCCACAATCACTCAAAAAGTTCGCCCCGAGTACCGCAAAGCTGGCACAACTATGTTGGATAGCACCAAAGTTACTCACATGTCTGGTGATCAATTTCCCGATATCGCATTATACACTGTAGAGGAACCCCGTTATAGGGAGAACTTGACTGGTGACAAATTCAAATCAGGAAAGACGCGATGTGTCGTTTTCGTACCCCGTAAATTTGAAGGAAAGGATATGGTAGACATCGATATTAAAACATTGTTGCGTTTTTTGAGGAGTGATTCTAAGGAACACTTTGCCCATCAAAGAGCATTTGTTAGGGCTCAACAAGAATTATCTAATATGCCTTTGTGTGCATGCTCCTTACCTACTGGTTTGTGTGATGTTTGCACTGTTTCTTGTGATGATGTACCTGATCTCACTGCTCCCGCTCCATTAGATTCCCAAGCTGGTTTATCGGATCTTAAAGAAGCTGCCGATTATCTCAAATCTATGGATTTAGGTGCTGGTGTTCCGGATCTTACTGAGGTTAAAGAATATCTTTTTGCTTTGGAAATCCGCGTTGTTGCTTGGATAAATGCTTTCTTACAAACCTTTCTTTCTTCACAATGTGGGTCAGCAGTTGTTGTTTATCTCATGCGCGATAAGATGAAGGAAACTGTTTTGAATAGTATTGGATATTATCTTATCTCTGTTGCTATCACTCTTGGATTTGATGTGTGTTTTCACGTGAGAGGTTCATGGATGATTCTCATTTTCTCAATTTGGTACATTCTTTATCTTACTGAACGCTATTACACTTTGCGGCATTCTACCATCGAGGGATTTGCTATAGTAAAATTGCCTTCCGAATATTTTCGTGAGATGAAATGGAGTACAAAGTTGAGGATCCTGTATGTTTTGCTAGGCATTGGTATATGGAAATTATTAGTTATATTAGCTAAAAATTGGAAAGCATTACCTACGGCGCAATCGGCATTACCTATTACTTTAGAACCAGATGCTAAATCTTGGCAAAACGAAACTGAATTTTGGGATGTGCACGCTCGTGAACGTAATTATCGTTTTGGTGATGCAGGAGTTAGTGAGAAATCACGTACAATTACTGCAGAAAATTTCACAAATCTAATTGGAAATAAATTGATGGTTGTGGAGAAAGAATCCGGAATATTTTGTAATGTCATACCACTCAAGAGCAATGTTCTTCTGCTTCCAAATCATATGGTCACATCAAAGACTGAGTATGTAACGTTGACTAAGATTGGTGGGCATACGTTCAAGAAAATGCCTTTAGATAATAAAGTGGCTATACGTGTTCCTGGAACTGATTTTGCTGTTTGGTATTGTCCGGGAGCAGGATTACACCGTGATATAGTTGATTATTACCCAAAAGATATAGATGAGGGTAAGAAAGTTGAAGTTTTTACCATATATAATAGTGATGGACGATTGGTTAAATTTTCAAATATGATGGCTACTCGTGGTAGAGTTGTTACGACTCAAGGAGGTGTCTTTCAAGGCTATAAATATAGATTCCCCGAGGACACTTTTGGTGGATTATGTATGGCAACTCTTGTTGGACTGGTTAATGGCATGCCCTTCATCGCCGGACACCATTTAGCTGGTAGAGGCCATAATGGAGCAGCAGGTGTACTCACTAGATCGGCTCTGTTGGATGCTATTTCTAAACTCGATGAGCGACCCTGTGTGTTGATTTCTCATTCAGCTACTCCTATAGAGACAAAGAGTATGGATATTGAATTTGGGCCATTAACTGCACCTCATATAAAATGCATTACGAACAATTTGGGATTGGATTCCAAAATTCGCGTGCACGGGGGACATAATGGATCATCACGTTCAACTCCTAAAAGTTCAGTAGTTACTTCTGTTATCTCATCCGCTGTTACTAGCATTATGAAAATTGAGAAGAAGCATGGACCGCCTAAGGAAATGGGCGCTCAACGACATAAGGAAGTCGATCTTGCTGGGAAGGTTGATACCGCAACTGAATTTGATTCCGAATTGTTAAACAAGGCTGTTACAGATTATGGTATTTGCCTTATGACAATCCCCGATACGGAACTCATTAAGGTTGGAAAGATTAGTGATGACGTGAATCTTGCTGGTCTTGATGGAGTCTTGGGAATTAACGCTATGAATTTTTCCACTAATATTGGTTTCCCCGGATTAGGACCTAAGACACAATTCGTAAGCAAATCAGACCGAATTGTTGAGGGTATTGCTTGCCCTCGAAATGTTGATCCCATGATACTCAAACAGATAAGTTCAATGGAGGCTAGACTTTTGGCAGGAGAGTCCATTAATTCGATTTTCAAATCATCATTGAAAGATACACCCACTAAATTGACAGCAGATAAAGTTCGGGTATTTGCTGCTGCAAATATGCCTTTTGTTATGCTTGTGCGTAAATATTTTCTCACTCTGGCTGCTTTGGTGCAGCGAAACAAGATAGCTACTGAGTGCGCAGTTGGAACTGTTGTCCAATCACCTGAATGGACGGAGTTATTTGAGCACATTGGGAAGCATGGGTGGGATCGAGCTATTGCTGGCGACTATGCCAAATTTGATGGACGCATGAGTCCCCAATTTATGTTAGCTGCTTTTAAGCTTTTGATCAAGTTAGCAGAGAGGAGTGGAAATTATGATCCAGATGATCTCATTATTATGCGTGGGATTGCGACAGAAATTTCATATCCCACTTATGATTATTTTGGAACTTTAGTTCAGTTTATGGGTTCGAATCCATCAGGGCATCCTCTAACAGTTGTTATTAATAGTTTTGTTAATTCTCTTTACTTGCGTTATTGCTGGTATGCTATAGCAAGAGAGAAAGGATGGTGGAAAGTTCCGCTATTTACTTCAAAAGTTTCAGCAATGACATATGGAGATGATAATATCATGACTGTGGCAAAAGGATATGATGATTTTAATCACACTGCTATCGCTGCACAATTGGCTAAGGTGAGTATTAAATATACCATGGCCGACAAGGAGGCTGCATCTATACCTTTCATCAATTTGCAAGAAGCTTCATTTTTGAAGCATTATGCTGTTTGGGATGATGAACTAGAATTATATAGATCTCCTGTTGAGGAGGATTCGATCGCTAAGATGTTGCATACACATTTGAAATCCAAAGTTTTAACTATGGAACAATCAAGTGCTGAGGCTATTCAAAATGTAGCATTAAAATATTTCGAATTTGGCCGCGAGGTGTACACCAAACGAGTTGTTCAGTTGGAACAAGTCGCACATGATGCTGGAATTCAGGGTTATGTAGGACCGATCATGGATTATGATGATCGTGTCATTTGGTATCGCCAAAAGTTCGACCTTTAGGTCGGATTCATAGCCCGCCCTGGGGGCTTTATACCTTGGGCCACCGTAATTATACGTTGGATAAGCTAAAAATAGTTGTTTGTGTTTGTATAACGCATGCGTGTGAGGTTCTGCATTACCTTCTACCCATGGACAGCTACACAAATAGTCAATGATTTCCGTTATTTAGCGGAGGAGTGACTTCCATCAAAATAGCACTGTTATGTTGTCGATTAATGTGTCGCACATAATATTCATAAATTACATTACTATTACAATTCATACAATTAAAGAAGAGGAAGACAACCTCATATTAAATAACAACACTAATAATTACAAAAATTCATTACTAAAACGAAATAAAGCTTTAAGACAAAAATTAGATAAGAAGTATCGACATGTATGTCAGCTAGAAAAGCGTATTCATTATTTGGAAGCAAAAATATATTTCTCTCAATCTGGAGTTGTATCAGATTCCCAACCCTCTCCTGGATTGAAAGAAGAAGAGATGGCTACAGTATCCGACCAACAAATTACTGCTTTTGCAGATCAAGATGCTGGATGGACTACTAGTAAAGTCGGTGGATATGATTCAACAATGGATTTAGCAAACAATGGAAATAGTGCACTAGGAAATTTTTTGGAACGCCCTATTAGGCAATCAGCACAAACGTGGACAGTCGGTACACCATTTTTCTATAAATTCAACCCTTGGAGATCCTTTTGTGAGAATACATTTGTCAGAGATAAGATCAAAAATTATGAATTACTCCGCATGAAATTACATGTTAAATTTGTCATTTCTGGTACTAAATTTCATTATGGTCGAGCCATAGCTGCATATAATCCTTACAATGGAGGTGATTTTGTAACTACAACCAGAAATTTTATATCTCAGGATTTGATTCAAGCCTCTCAGAAACCACATATATTTCTTAATCCAACTAAGAATACAGGAGGGCAATTGGATCTGCCTTTTTTCTTTCCGAAGAATTACATGAGTATTTCAAGCGCAGATTGGTATGACATGGGTGAGATTGTCATCTCGTCCTTTGGTAACTTGCTTCATGCAAATGGCGGTGATGATCCAATTACTATCACTACTTATATTTGGGCTGAAGATATAGTCCTTACTGCACCAACTAGTTCTGACCCTCCAGTTTTGACATCTCAGAATGGTCGTCGTGGTGGACGTCGCTCTTCCTCAGATGAAGCAAATACTATAAATGTTAAAGATGAATATGGACAAGGCATTATCTCTAAACCTGCGACTGCTGTTGCAAAGGCAGCGGGAGCTTTGACTCATCTACCAATCATTGGTCCATATATGACAGCCACTCAAATAGGGGCCAATGCATCAGGTCGCATTGCTTCATTATTTGGTTATTCCCGACCAAACATAGTTTCAGATGTAGTATTGACGAAACCTTCCCCTACTGGAAATTTAGCTAACACAGATGCTGCAGATGCTGCCGTCAAATTGACTATGGACAGTAAAGCTGAATTGACAGTTGATTCTAGAACTGTGGGATTAGATGGAACTGATGAGATGGGAATTCTCGATTATTGTACGAGAGAGTCTTATTTGACACAATTTGATTGGGAACCTAACTTATCACCAGATACATTACTTTGGAATACTCGTGTGTGCCCTATGCAATTGGATAACGTCAATAGTGAAATCCATATGACTCCTTTGGCTCACATGTCTACGGTCTTCAGCTATTGGCAGGGTTCACTAAAATTTCGATTTCAAATCGTAAAAAGTGATTTTCACAAAGGTCGAATCCTGGTTAGATGGGATCCAAATGCTCATACTAGCACAATCAATTATAACACAAATTATTCTCGTGTCATAGATATTGCTGAAACAGATGATTTTGAGATCGTTGTCGGCTGGGGTCGAGCATTACCCTTTTTACCATGCGGTCTACCATATGATACTGGCTCTAATTTCTCTGCAGTGCAGAGATTGCTTCCAGATGATACGTGCAATGGAATGTTGGAATTGGCTGTATTGAATGATTTAGTTTGTCCAAGCGTTGATGCACCAATTTCAATTAATGTATTTGTATCAGCCTGTGATGATTACAAATTGGCTGTCCCTAACAATGAACATCTTATTGATTATCATCTTTTCAATAATGGGGATCCAGGACCTTCGGCTGATGTTCCCGATGCCATTTATTGCTCTCAAAGTTCCGAACCAAATGTGGAAACAGGTGCTACCACAGTATCTGATAAGCCTACTGCGCCATCTGAACTAACAACGATTGGGAGTAAATCTGATCAAGATGATCCTACCTATAATGTTTTCTTCGGTGATCCACCAAGTTCTATTCGTGAACTTTGTAAGAGATACACCTACTCCAGACTCTGGTGGCCTGAGAGTGCTAGTGCAAATGCTGTTAGAATGTCAGAATTGACAAATAAAGATATGCCCTATTATACTGGTGCGGATTCAGGAGGAATAGATGATGGGGTATTATCTGGTCAACTAACTATTGGACCTACTGCATTCTCTTCGTGGTTTGCACCGCAGTATGCTGGTGTGCGAGGAGGATATAGAAAGAAATACATGATCAATGGGGGAGATGCTCCCACTGTACCTATAGTGCAAAGACGGAGTAGGATTGATACAGGTAACGGCGCGATTAGTTTCAAAGAATTTCCTTTAGCCGCACCTGTGGACTACATCCAAAAGATTTGTGCCAGATGGGCGGCCCCCTATTCTGGCAATGGATGTGCTGCTACAAATACATATATTAATAATACATTAGAGGTTGAATTACCCTTTTATATGAATAAGCGTTTTGCATCACCCCGAATCTTATCAGCTCAGGATCTTGATTGCAATTCACATGCTGTCATGGTTAGCACCGGTGAGATAGGCAATGGCAGTTCTATTCGCAATCATTCCTTTTATCAGTTTGATGCTGTAGCTGAGGATTGGAGCCTCTTTTTCTTCACAGGGGTTCCGCGTTATTGGAAGTATACATTAGATGAAAATTCCAATAATTAATTATAACTATAATATAATTCATAAAAAATTCACTCGACTTTGTAAGAATTCGATCGAGTGTCGTATCTAGAATTCGATAATATTCATGCAACTATGGAAACATAGGTATGAATATAATCGTGTGGGCGACCCGCACGTCACATGTTAGCGCATGTAGGAGACATTTCTCG